CAATATAAGGCCATGAAGGTATGACATATCCCAGCAGTCTCGACATTGCGCGCGGACTGGCTTCGGGTTGTCGGTCATTCAACAAGTTTGGCCGGAACACATCTGTCGGTTCCAGCTTCGTGCCTGTATCTCGCTCCGGCTTCTATCGCACGCCGCAAGCAAATGCCCATGTTCATCTCCGCATCAAGGCCGGTGGCAATGCCAACGACACGGCCAACGGTTCCGGGGCGAGAGAAATTGTTTTAATCGGCATTGATGAGTTCGGTGACTATACCACTCAAGCGCTGGCAACAGCAGGAGCATCCGCAAGCGCGCAAACGTCGAAGTCATTTATCCGCCTGTTCGATGTCTATGTGTCCAAGTCTGGAACGTATTCAACGCAGACCGCTAGATCGCACGCCGGGACGATAACCATTGAGAATGCCGCAGGAGGAGAAGACTGGGCAGTTATTGTCGATGGTACGCTAGGACGCGGAAAGACAGAGATGGCTGTCTACACTACTCCGCGTGACCGGAGTGCGGCACTCCGCAACGTGACCATCTCAAGCGATGCCGACAAGAAGGCGAACATCGTCCTGTACAAACGCGAGAACATCCTTGAGACGGCGGCACCATATAGTTCTATGCTCATGGTGACTGAATATCCACAGAGTTCCGGCCTAATCGATGTTGTTTTCAACCCGCCGCTCTACTTCCCGCCGCTGTGCGACTTTGGCTTCCTCGCCAACGTATCGGCCAGCACCGTCGATGTTGCCGTCAACATGGATATTATAGAGTTCACCACCCGATGATGAAATGTTGCGACATGAATTCCGGCAAGCTGAAAGAGCCGGTGACGTTCCAGCGCCGCACCTTGACCAGCGATGGTGCAGGAGGCCAGACGGAATCCTGGGCCACCGTTTCTGGCGCACCAACTCGCGCCTATGTGGTGCCGGTTGGCGGCTCGGAGCGATTTGCCCATGACCGCACCGAGGCAACCGTTCGGTTGCGTCTTGTGGTGCGCTACACCTCCGCATTGCTGGATTCCGACCGAGTGCAGATCAGGAACAAGATCCACAACATCCGGTTCCTCGATAACATGGAGTTCGCCAACAAGTGGCTTCAGATCGACGTTGATGGCGGGGTCGCGGCCTGATGGCGTATCCTGATGTCAAGGTCGAGATCAAGGGGCTGAAAGAGGTCAACGCGGCCTTGCAAGCCTATGGGAAAGACCTTGGCAACAATCTAGAGCTGATTGTCAAAGCAACCGCACAAAACGCTCTTAGAGACGTTAGAAACGCTATTGAGAACCCGCCGAAAACAGGTCGGATTTATTACAAGGGAAAAAACAGAGACATCAAGCATCAGGCGTCAAAAGAAGGCGAAGCCCCGGCCACTGATGGAGGCGCTTTGCTGACATCAACCTACATTGAAAACCGAGGCAAATATGGACGCGCAATCGGAAGCCGGTTGCCATATGCCTATCACCTTGAGTTCGGTACCTTCAAAATGGGCAAACGTCCTGCATGGATACCTGCTGTTGAGCGAGCAATCCCACGGATGCTAGAATTGGTTAACATTGCAATCGCCAAGGCCAAAGCACGCGCGGAGAAGACAACGAAATGAAATCCGATGACCTCCAGACGGCAGTCTACAATCGGCTTAACGATAGCGCCGTCACCAGTCTTCTCAGCACCTACTACAGCCCGCTCGTGGCGATCTTTACCGATGTCCCACAGGCGGCTGACAGTGAATTGGAATCGGCCTTCCCGTTCATCACCATCGGTGCTGACACTATCAATCCCTTCGACAGCAAGGATGACCTTGGCGGATCGGCAATCGTGCAGATCGACGTATGGGATCGTGCCGCATCCATGCTCGATCTCAAGACCGTAGTCGATGCCGTCGATGGCCGGATGCGCCGCCAGCCGCTTTCCATTGCGGGCGTGACGCACATCACCACGGAATTGGATAGTTGCAATTTCTCGCGCGATCCTGATGGCAAGACCAAGCGCGGCCTCATCTTGTACCGTGTATTGTGGATTGCATAGTTTCCGTGATATAATCACGGCCAAACAAGAGGTTCTTGCATGGCTATTTCTGGCCGATCAGTTCGCATAAGCCGCAACGGCTCCAACATCGTGGGCGCTCGTGCTGACAGCGTGACGATCAATAATGAGCCGCTCGACATCACGGACAAGGATGATGCTGGTTGGCGCACCATGCTGACCGATGTCGGCTTGCGGTCCGTCTCTTGCGAGATCGAAGGCGTGCTCAAGGATACCGTCCTCTTGGCGGATTCCGTCGGCACGGCCACCACGGCGCTACTCAAGGAGTGCGTGGTCACGATCAGCGGCATCGGCACATTGACCGGTGATTTCATGCTCCAGGGCCTTCAGATCGGCGCGGAGCAAGCTGATGTCACCACATTCACCGCCACCCTAGAAAGCGGCGAGAACATGACGGCCACCATTGGTCCATACAATACAGTGCTCCCGGCGATCACCGGAACGCTCTCCGGAACGAACGTCCAGACCACCACGAATGGCACATGGGCTGGCGATGCCACGATCACTTTCGCCCGCCAGTGGCAGCGCGCCAATGCTGCTGATCCCAATGACCCGTCATGGTCCAACATCGCATCTGCGACCGGAACGACATACACACTCACAGGCTCCGACACCGGAAAGTATATCCGGTGCCGTGTAACCGCCACCAATAGCGTAGGGTCTACGGTGGCCTTCTCCAACATCCGTGGACCCGTGACCTAAGAAAGGAACTGAAACATGCCCGCAATCGCTGGACGCAAAGTCCGTATCAAGCGCGGCTCGACTGCCGTGGCTGGCGCTCGTGCCGATAGTTTCACCATCAACAACGAGCCGATTGACATCACCGAAAAGGATGACAACGGCTGGCGCAAGTATCTTGCCGATGTTGGTGTTCGCTCCATCGATGCCGAAGTTGAGGGCATCCTTGAGGACACCACGTTCCTGGCGCTTGCCGTTGGCAGCGCCTCGGCTCTGCTCGAAGCCTACACCATCGAACTGCTTGGCCTTGGATCGTTCAGCGGCAACTTCTTCCTTGCCAGCTTTGCCGTCACCGGCGAACAGGCAGATGCCACGACCTTCACAGCCTCGATCCAGTCCTCTGGCACGATTACGTTCACGGCATCGTAATCATGGCAATCTTTCGGGAGCTAACAATCAAGTGGAAGGGTGAAGAGTATCGCTTCGTACCTTCCATGAAACTAATGCGATCCATCGAGATGGGCGACATATCCTTTACGGACATTGCCGTTCGCACAAGCCAAGGTCGCCCGCCTGTCAGTCACATCGCTTTCGTTCTGTCCAAGATGTTGCAGTCGGCAGGTGCCAAGGTCACGGACGAACAAGTCTATGAGGAACTTGTAACGGGCGATCAGGAGAGCATCACTTCCTTGATCAGCCTTGTGCTCACATCGTTCTCTCCGACTGAAGACAAGTCAAAAAATCCAGACGCCCAGACCGAAAGCCAGTCGAAGGCGAGGGCGAAGATCATGGAGAGTATGGAGAACTAGACTGGAACGGGATGTATCTATGGGCGAGGGAATGGGGAATTCAGCCTAGCGAGTTCTGGGAGATGACCATTCCCGAGTGGTGGTTGGAATACGAGTTGAAGAAGCCGAAAGAGCCAGGCGAAACATACGCCGGGAAACTGACTAGGGCCGATGTAGAGGAATTGAAGGAACTGTTGCATGGCTCAAGTTAGCGGAATCGAAGTCAACATCACCGGCAATACAACCGGCCTTGATCGAGCATTAGGCAAGGCTGAAGGTGCTATTTCTGGATTTGCTAGAGGGGCTGCGGCCTCTATTGCTGGGGCGCTTTCCGCTGGTGTTTTTATAGCGGCTGGCAAGGCAGCTATCGATTTTTCTGACAACATTGGAAAGATGGCTCAGAAAGTCGGCATGACAACTGAAGAGTTGTCCAAGTTGACCTATGCCGCAAAACTTTCCGATGTATCACTTGGTGAATTGCAAGTAGGAGTTCAGCAGCTTTCAAAAAATATGGAAGCTGGCTCTGAAGGATTATTTGCGCTCGGCATTAGTGCAACCGATGCAAGTGGAAATCTTCGTTCTACAAATGAAGTCTTTGCAGAAATAGCAGAGGCATTCGCTGGAATGGAAGATGGTGCTGGCAAGACTGCCATTGCCATGAATATTTTTGGCCGTTCCGGCACTCAACTAATTCCAATGCTGAACGCTGGGCGTGATGGCTTGGCGGAAATGGGCGATGAAGCCCAGCGATTTGGAGTTGTTGTCACAAACACTGCCGCCAAAAGCGCAGAAGATTTCAACGACAATCTGACAAGATTAAAAACGATCTCAGAAGGCTTGGCTCAAAGCCTAGTAAATGATCTTGTCCCGCCGCTAAATGATATTCTTGAGATTTTCCTTGAATATGTTTCTAACGGAGACAGCATCGCTGGTGCTGTAGCTGGGATAAAAACAGAATTTCAAGACCTTGCGCGCGTTGTTACTGCTTCATCTAGTGGCATTGAAACATTGCGTGATTGGTACAAGGCAATTGATGACTTTGTAAAAGTATACGGTCCATTTTCTAGTGCAGCACAAAATGGATTTTTTGGATCATTTCCAGAAAACTTTGATCCAGACCCGACCGGATCACTCGCCAGCATTGACGCCTTCAATCCACAAACGGTTAACCGCGAAGAAAAAGTAAGCCTTCCAAAACAAAAAGCTCCATCGCTTTCTCGTGCGGGAGAGCAGATGAAAGAAGTCGCTGATAAAACATCTGTAGTCCCGGGCGTTTCGCCATCGCAAGAGGTGGATGCATTCTATATGTCTAGGCTTGAGTCGATCCGCGAAGGCTTTAAGTCTGAGCGGGAAATTCTTGAAGCCGAATATGCGGCAGATATGGAATTGCTGCGAGCGCACCTGACAGGCAAGGATGAACTAGACGCAGAGTTCAAAGAACTAATGCGGCAGCGTGCAGAGCAACATTCTGCTGATCTACACAACATTCGATTGATGCAGGTCAAAGATGACCTTACAAGTGTTCAGGATGGTTTTGCATCACTTCAAGCGGCAGCTCAAGCGGGCGGAAAAAAGTTCCTTAAAGTATCCAAAGCTATGGGAGCAGCACAGGCCATTGTTTCTACAATTGTAGCAGCCGTTGACGCAATGAAGGTTGGTCTTACTCCTGCCGACAAGTTTGCTGCTTATGCTCTTGTCTTTGCCAAGGGCATGAGCGCCGTGGCAGCTATCAAGGGCGTCTCGGAAGGCGGCGGCGGCGGTGGTGGAGGCGGTGGTGGTGGTGGTGGACGTAGAGGCGGTGGCGGTGGTGCAGCCGCAGCCCCGGCAGCGGCATCGCCAACGACCACGTTCCAGTTTACAATGATGAATGATCCGATGGGCTTTGGCGAGAAGTTCGCCAGACAGTTCATCGACCAGCTTAACAGCACGCAGCGCAACGGCGGCACAATTCGCGGAGTGATAGCCTGATGGCAGACATCAAGATCAGCGCACTATCATCACTGACCGGGGCCAACACGGCCACCGATGACCTTTATGTGGTGGTGGACACAAGTGTCCCAGAGACCAAGAAGCAGACGCGCGCGGAGTTGTTTCAGAATGTCCCGGCTGCATCATTCGCAGGGGCCAACGTCTTCAACGATGCTGGCGCTGACGTAGACCAACGCATCGAGGGCGACACAGACGCCAACCTTGTCTTCGTGGACGCATCCACGGATCGCGTAGGCATCGGCACGGCAACGCCGACTGCGAAGCTACAGGTGAACGGATCGTTTGCCCTTACTGCTCCAGTGACTGTCACGACAGACTACACGGTCGCGGCTGGTGTAACATTCATCATCTCTAATCGTGCTTCTACTAATACAATCACGCTTCCTGCTGTTGCTACAAGTTCAGGGCGCATTCTGAAGGTGATGACACGTACCAATCAAGCGGTAATATCTGCATCAGGAAATGTGACGCAGAAGGGTGGCGGTGCCACATCGGCTATACTCCCGGTTGTTGCAGGTGGTGGCGCATGGGCGGAACTTGTTTGTGATGGCTCAACGTGGATCATAGTGGCCGCAGGAACAATTCCATAATGACCATCTCCACGAGCAACTATACCGTCTCCACGAATGAGCCGCTAAACCATGCCCGCATCTTGTGGGACATGATGACCGGCACTGTCTCTGGAGATGGAACCAATCCGGCTTATGCTGCCAATGACTACACATCGCAGCGGTGGGAACTTGCGCCAGGCTCAAACAACTGGACGCTTGTGGCAGCGGCAGACGTATCTATCGATTGCGTCTTTATCGCAGCGCATAACCTATCTGGCAAGACAGTCACGATTTCCACGGCAGCAACAGTCGGCGGTGGTCACACCACTCGTGCAACAATATCGCCAACCGACAATTCGACCATCGCGGTGTTCTTCAATAACGCTGGGGTGCTCTACACCGTCCGTGAAGTGCGGGTGAACGTGAACGATGGCACGGACATTGCAATCGGCATCATCCGAGCGGGCGCTGCATTGCAAATGCCAATCCCGATCTACGGAGGGCATAGGCCGCTCAACCTCAACCGCGTCACCGAAGCACAGCAACAGTTCTCCGAGACCGGCCAATGGCTTGGGCGCATCATCAAAAGGCGTGCCGTCACCACATCTTACGATTGGGAATATCTGACAACGGCTTGGTACGATACCTACTTCGAGCCGTTCGCCAAGACGCTGCCATTGCAGCCGTTCTGCATCGCTGGCAATCCATCCAAGATCACAACCGATGTCGGCTTCGTCTGGACCGACCGAGACGTTGAACCAGTGAATATGGGCATCAAGGCTTATCGCTCTGTCAGCCTCGGCGTCACGGGATATTACTGATGACTTTTGCAGCGCGTCCCGTCGAGATTGTCGAGATCATCCAGCCGCTCTGCTCACGCACGTTCGGTGTCTCGCCTTGCAATGCGACTGGCGATGCCTGTTGGAACACAGACAAGACATGCAAGTTCTTATCCGCTCTCGATCTAAGCAAGTCATTGACGCTTCGGTTCGTAAACGATGATGTATACGAGTGGCAAGATAACAACACCAATCTGCTGACCGAGAATGGCAACACGCTCACCACGGAAGCGGGCGATCCGTTCCTGATCGATTACATCTACCAGCCCGCACTCGCCATCCCGGCAATGCAGAACTATCAGACGGCTCCTACCGTCCTCAACGTGGCATCAGGATCGCGCAATAAAAGCCCGCTGGGCTATCGCGCCGTTAGCAGTGTCCGTATTAAGGACTTTCCTTGGAATGACGTAGGCACCGATCCTTACGTCTCCACGAGGGCTTATGATCCAGACCAGATCGGCAGCTTCTGGAGCAAGTGGCTTGCCCGCAATCCGTACCACATCGGATACACGCTCAATATCTACGAAGGGCTGATAGGCGAACCGCTTTCGGTCATGACGCAGCGGGAGTATGTGATCGAGAAGATCGACGCAGGTCGCAATGGCGTTTCGATCACGGCTAAGGACATCCTGAGAAAGATCACCGACACCAACCTGACGGCACCATATCTGAGCCGTGGCGAACTGGCCTCGAACATCACGAACGTAGCAACGGCCATGACCGTGGCTGGCGCAACATTGAGCGACTATCCTGAAACTGGTTATGTCAGGATCAATAGCGAGGTGATCCAATATGCCCAGCGTTATGAAACAACCGGCGGCAACATCTATTTCGACGGACTGACACGAGGCCTGGCAGGAACAACGGCAGCGGCTCAAAGTCAGAACGACCGCGTGCAGCGTGTGATCTATTACAACGCCACGCCATTCCATGAAATCCTCTATGACCTTCTTGTCAACTGGGGCGGCATCCCTGCGAAATACATCAACTTCGCGGATTGGGCGACTGCAAAGACCACCTATCGGCCAGACTACAATTTCACAGCTTGGATCACCGATCCTGACAAGATCGAAGAACTCCTAGCCGAGGTATGCCTCCAAGCAGTCTCCAACCTGTGGTGGGACGAGCGAGTCCAGAAGATTCTCATGGAGCCTGTGAGGCCGCAGCCGTCTCCTATCATTTTGTCTGACGACGATGCGATCATTGCTGGCAGCTTCTCAATCGAAGAGAAGCCGGAAGAGCGCGCATCTCAGACGCATGTTTACTATTTGCAACGCACGCCGATCCCCAGCGTGACAGAGAAGAGCAACTATTCCCGCGTCTCTGTCTTTATCGATGTTCTCAAGCAAGTGCAGTATGGCGGCGAGCCGCAGATTAGAGAACTGTTCTGCCGGTTCATTAGCACACAGGCAATCGCCAACTCCCTCGCCCAGACCTATCTTGACCGCTTCTCGGATGTCCGCAAGGAAATCACCTTCGATCTATCGGCCAAGGATGCCGCGAATATCTGGACCGGATCGGTTGTGCAGATACGGCATTATCTAGATGTCGATTTCACAGGTGCGCCGCGCGATGGCGAATGGCTTATCACCTCGGCAGAGGTAGCCCGCAACGGCCTGACATATCGCTTCACGGCGGAAGATAACGAGAAGGGCGGCGTGATTTGGTCTTGGCTGACCGATGCGGGGCTTGACGGCAATGGCGTTGCCCAGCCGTGGCGTTGGCTCGATGATAGTGGTAATGATTTGAGCGGGACTCCTCAACCGTATAGGTGGCTTTGATGACGACATGGACCAGCATCTCAAACGCAGCGGTTGCTGTCGGCGGTATTCCGTCTAGCACTACCGTGACAGCATTGCGCGACAATCCTTCGGCTATTGCAGAAGCATCTTCTGGTGCGCCTGTCATGGTTTCTGGCTGGCATCCCTACGACAAGGTGACGATTGGCGATGGCAAGACTGGGTTGATCTATGATCACGCAGTGACTGGAACAGTCCCTAGTGTTGTGACGCCTGATTTCGTAGATGGCTACGAATACCGCGTTTTGGCTTTGGGATTAAGGCATAACGCTGCTTTAATCGGAACTGACCGTCGGCTTCAGTTGGAAGCATTCAAGCAAACAGATGCAGCATATCGATTGGTCAGACAGTCAGAGCAGGGAACCAATACTCAAGACTTTGGATATCATGCAGAATTTTATTTCCCAAGACTTGAGAGTACTTCTCATTTTGTCATGACAATGACCTACAGGAATGGCGCATTTAGCGGTCAGATTGACGTAGATTCAGCCATGTATGACACGCCAGCACAGAAAATATTGCGCGCTCGCATATCGTTCACTGGCGACAGCATAGCTGCCGGAAAAGTCTGGATGTTCCGCCGCCGCGAATATGCTTCACTGCCATAAAGGAATAAAGCAATGGCAACGCCAATCACCAAAACGATCACATTCAAGCGCGGCGATACTCTTTCGTTGTCATGCCAACGTCTCACCGCAGTTCCGGCATCGTTTAGCCTTATCGGTTACACGGTTGCGGCAATGGTGCGGAACGGCGGCTTTTCGCAATCCTTGACGGTGACGATTAGCGCACCTGCAACTGGTAGCTTCACGCTCTCGCAGACGGCAGCGAACACCGCATTGTGGCCGGTGTCTGACGAAGACAACGACAGTATCATGTATTGCGACATACAGTTCACAAGTGGTGGCGTTGAAAGCACCGAAACATTCAAGATTGATGTGCGCGAGGACATCACGACATGACTGTTTCGCTAATCGTCAACAATCCGGCTCAGACCATCAGCCTGGACATGAACCAAGAGCAACCTACGCAATCGCTTTCGCTTATCATTGGAAGCGGAACGGTCAGCATTGCGCGGCAACCACTGCCTCCTACCGAGATGCTTTTATTTGGAGACAGCGGCTTGGCGATTGACTTCATGCTCAACCAATACGCAGTCAAGATATGAATGGTGTTCCATGATTGACGATCAGACCTTCAAGGTGCTCGGGGCCATCATGCAATGGATCATCGCGCCAGTGGCCGCGTTTGTCTGGGTTATCTACCGCCAGCAACAGGCGCACGAGACAGCCATCGCAGTTCTGCAAGCGCAGACCGAAACATCTCGTACAGCGCATGATCGAGAGATCAAGGAGATTCGTGAGACAAGCCGCGCCATCATGGCGAAGCTCGACAGCATCGAGGAGGCCTTGAGGAAATGAAATTGAACAGCGTGTCCTTTGTCAAACTGAAAGGCGTTCATCCCGATCTGGTGCGTGTGGTAAATCGATGCGCTGGTGATTGGAAGGATGCCGACACAGGCTTCATAGTCACCTGCGGCGTTCGCACTCTTGAGGAGCAAAAAATCCTCAAGGCCAAGCGCGCATCCAAGACGTTACGGTCTCGCCATATTCCTGCGGCAAATGGTTTTTCACACGCTGTTGATTTGGCTTGCACGATCAAAGGCCAGGTGCGCTGGGACTGGCCTTTATACGATAGCCTTGCCAAGCGAATGAAGGCAGCGGCAAAGGCTGAGAACGTGTTGCTAGAGTGGGGCGGTGACTGGGTTTCGTTCAAGGACGGGCCACATTTTCAACTGCCGTGGAAGCAGTATCCCGGCACAACAAAAGGAAGTAAGTGATGACAAAAGAAATGGTCTGGGGCGTTGTTCGCGCCGTTCTCGCGGCTGGTGGCGGCTATGTTGTCGGAACCGGAGTTATTGACGCCACCGCCATGAACGAGATCATCGGTGCGCTCGGCGTCATTTTCGCCGCTGGCTGGTCTATCTGGGCCAAGAAGTGAACTGGATCGAGATTGCCGCCATCGTCGTGCTGTTCATCGGCATTGGCGCTGGCGGCTTTCTCGTCGCTCAAAGGCCATCCTTTTGGTTCGGCCTTGGCGTTGTTATGTTCAAGGCATCGTTGCCGTTCCTAATGAAACGAATGCCGCCCGAGAAAGAAAAAGAATGGCGTGACTGCATCCGCCGTGGCGGCGAATGGGATCACCGCCGGAAGCGATGCAAGAGGTAACACTATGGCACGCCGCAAGATCACCATCGAATGGAAGACCTGTGAGCGTGCTTGGGGCTGGGCCTATATTGGCGAAGATCATATCCAGCTAGACCCGCGTCTTCTCCAGAAGCCGAAGCTGCTCTTGGAGATTGCCGCTCACGAAGTGGCGCATCTTGTCTTTCCAGAAGCAGAAGAAAAGCAGATCGACAATCTCGGCAAGCAAGTTGCAGATGTGATCTGGCGGCTCAACTTCCGCCGCGCGCAGGAGTAGCAAATGGTCCAGAAATACTCCGATCAAGAATTCATTGACGCATGGAAGCGTCTTGGATCACCGTCTGCCGTATCCAAAGAATTGGGCCTCAACTTGCGCGGCGTTAACGCTCGACGGGATAGCCTTGAGCGCAAGCATGGAATCATTCTGAACACGATCTCGCAGCCCGCCCAGCGGGTCAAGATCGAGGTGCCGACAAAAGGTTTTCGCGCGCTAAAAGAGAATGTTGTCGGCCCCGTCATCATCGGCAGCGACGGACATTTCTGGCCGGGCGAGCGCAGCAAGGCGTTTGCGGCCATGATTGAAATCATCAAGGACTTGCAACCGTCGATGGTCATCATGAACGGCGACAGTTTCGACGGTGCGAAGATCAGCCGTCATCCGCCAGGCGCGCGTGTCCAGACGCCAAGCGTGGCTGAAGAACTAGAAGCCGTCAAGGAACGTCATGCAGAGATTGAGGCTTATGCACCTCCCGGCTGCTATCTCATGTGGACCGATGGCAATCACGACAATCGCTTCATGGCGAGGCTGGCTCAAGCAGCGCCGGAATATGTACAGGTGCAAGGATTCGACATCGCAGACCACTTTCCTGCGTGGCAGTTCTGCACAAGCCTATGGCTGAACGAGCATACGGTTGTAAAGCATCGCATTCACCAAGGCGTGCATGGGGCCTATAACAACACATTGAAGAGCGGCAAGTCTATTGTGACCGGCCACACGCATCGGCTCCAGGCTACCATGTTTGCGGATTACAATGGCCTTCGCTGGGGCGTCGAATGCGGAACGCTTTCGGATTACGGACCTGATAACGACAAGTTTGCCTATGCGGAGGATAACCCCGTGAACTGGTCACAGGGCTTTACTGTATTGCATTTCGCACCTAGTGGCATGTTGCTGGAGCCAGAGTTCTGCCGCGTCATCAACGGTCAAGCTTGGTTTCGAGGTCAGCCGGTGGTGTAAGCCACCGCTCGATCAGCGTGGCGTAGCCAGCGATGTCCCGCCAGTGATCGACCTCGTGCGGGTTGCCTGACAGGATGCGGCCAATCTTGCTGGCGATCATCTCTAGAGACTCGCGTTGCAGATGGTCGAGTTCTTCCCAGTTGTCGCCAACGCACATTGCTTCTTTGATCGATTGCGCCATCATGGCGACACGGTAATAGTCGCCGTGGGTCTTCTCGCGTTCGTCTAGGATGTCAGTCATCTCTCACCACCTTTACCGTCAGTTTCATTCCAAGGACGTTATAGCATGCCTCCAGTTCCGCGACGCGCGGGCAGTGCCGCGTTCGCCAGCCCTTGAACGTGTTCCGTGCGATGCCCGTCCGCTCGGCCATGTCGGTGACGCCGATCCGCTGGCTGTTCATCTCCGCGTACAGACGGCGCACCAGCGGGTGCGCGTGCTGCGGGATAGGCATGTGGCGAAACCGCCTCATGGCTTCTCCTGTGTCAGCGGGAGGATTAGCTTCTCCTCGAAGTCAGCGGCATCAACATGCCAAGCCCCCGGCCACGCATTGAGAGCGGCGGCGATGGCGGCTTTGCGGGTCATATCTTTGGTGTAGTAGACATCTACAAAAGCCTCCACCACCTCGTCTGGTATTTGCTCAGCCTTGATCATTGCTTGTCTCCTGAGAGTGCGGCGCGGGCTTTGACCCTAAACTTCGGTTTCGCGCTCAGTCTGCGTTGCATCTCCACGAAGGTGTCAGCCACGATCTCCAGACAGTTCAAGGCGTTGTGTTCTTCTGAACTGTCCATCTTTCGCAGATCATCAAACAGACATCGGCTCTTGAGCACTGAGATATAAACAATTGAGAGCTTGAGCATGTGGGCAAATTGATCATCATCCATTCCTTCACTCACCAATCCCTCCCAGATGCTAGTGCTGCTGCTCTATGCGCCTCTGCCAACTCCTCTCGAAGCCGCCGGATTCTTCTGTCAGCATCGGCCAAGTCTTGCTGCAATTTCCTCACCGTCTCGCCCAATGCGCGATTGACGGTTTCAAGATCAGGTTCTCTGGTCATTAACGCCTCCTCTTCTTTTTGCCGTACAACACAGACACGCCAACTTGGTGGCATCGTTTCGCCAAGGCCGCATTGCCTCGTGCTCCGCGCCAGCACATAGCCAAGTGTTTCATGCCGTAATGCGTCTGCGTAGCGCACGATGCGCGCCGGATGTCGCCTCGGTAGCCCATAGCCCGCGCTGTGCCACGCAGCACTTGCAAGGGGCCTGATGCACTGCTTCGCTTGTTGTGGTTGTGGCATCGAACACCGCTCTCAATCTTTGCCATCTTCAACGCGAATCCGACCGGCACGCCTTGCCGTCTAGCCTCCGATGTAACCAATCGAGTCGCATCCGAAGCATGAGCCAAGACACTTCCAGCCGTCATCGCGGCGATCAGAACAAGATACCTCATCACGGCCAGTAAACTCCCATGAGGAAACCAAGTCCGACCATTATAGGGCCGCAGATCAGCCAGTCTGTCAGGGAGAGCCGAGGGGCACAGCTCTCCCTGATCTGGGTAGGCTTGGCATACCGCTGATCAGCAGCGGCCACTGAACCGGACAGTACGCCCGGATCACCATGAAGCCACTGGTCTTGTGTGGCATCGTATTCGTATTTAGCCATGATGTTCCTCCTTGAAACTATGGCAAGCCTAGACTAGAGTTCTCAATCAATCGTTAATGTAAGCATCCGGTTTGCTCCCCCGGGTGCTAGGGGCGGTGGCTATCCTCCTTTAGTCGCCGCCCCGCTCATATTCAACAAAGACAGCAGCTTGTCGCTGGCATCGGTTGCACCATAACCAACAATAACGCGATGGCCCACGTTCTCCAAGTATGAAATCATGTCATCCTGATCGGATGATGTGCGCCCGCCTTTCTGGCGTTTCATCTCGATCCAGATTCCCCATGCCGGAATGAACAGGTCTGGCACGCCAGGAACGACACCTTCAGCCTTCAGCTTCTTTGCCGTCGAGATGTTGCGCTTGCCGCCATTAGGTATTGCAAATATCAATACACGAGGCCACTTGGCGCGGAACCATTGAACGAATCCGGCTTGTTCATCATGTTCAGAAGGGAGGGAAACCGTTGAACGCATCGCAGCCTTCTTTCTGTACCTCGTCAGGTACAACGTCACGCCAATGAGTGCAATATCGAGCATCGTACAGGCTCACGCAATCAGAACAGCGGTTCCTGGAGTTCTGCCAACTCTTCGGCGGTGAGCCGCTTTGGCTGGCTGTAGTCGAGTTGTACAATGTCGTAAAACTTGTCATTCGGCTTCACCTTTATCCTGCGCGGCTTGATCCAGTGGTCGCACTCTAGCATGGCATCTTCGGTGGTCATGGCAGACGCTCCTAGCGATGGCATCCGCTTCTGGTATCGCTCCGAAGCATAGCCTCCGTGATCAGGGCATAGCCACTCGGAGACCTTGATCAGGCCGCAATAATAGGTGACGCGGATGCTGTCTGGCTTGCCTTCCTTGCGCCAGCGGGAATAGCCCACATCGTCAACGTCAACCCATTCGGCCTGTACCTGTGTGGAGATCATCGCGCCAGAATATGCCTTCGTTCCGTGGTTGAACTGCGGAGGCGGGAATGGAGTTAAACACTCGGTACATGCTTTAGCGGAAGCATTGTTTATAGTCAAACACGCTGGACATTTCTTTCTCGGTGCTTCGCCATTTTGTGATTGCCCTTTGATCTTTGGCTTGACCTCATCAATGAATCCGTGGCGCATCACGTTGTCGCCGTAGTCCAGCACTAAGCAGTTCTCTTTCCCCGGCGCAATGCGTGTGCCGCGTCCAACAATCTGAATGTAGAGACCGGTGCTTTCGGTTGCCCTCACGATTGCTACAAGATCGACATGCGGGACATTGAAGCCGGTGGTCAAGACGTTGACGTTGATCAAACACTTGCTTCCGCCATGCCGGAACCGCTCGATCTTGTCGGCGCGTGCGCTCATGCCATCGGCACCCGTCACGACATCCGCCTCGATGCCATGCGTCTCGAACTCGGCACGGAGCAACTCGGCGTGATTGACACCGCAAGCAAAGACCAGCCACGCCTTGC